AAATTTATAAATCAAATAGCAATTAGCAAGAATTCTCTAAAGGTTGCAGAAGTAGCTCAAATAGCATCTAAAAATGGTATAAAAATAGGTCAAAATAGATTGTGGGCTAAGCTAAGAGAATGGGGACTAATTAAAGAGAGTTCTAAGTATGATCCTAAACAAAGATATATAGATTGTGGTTATTTTGAAATAGTAGAAGGTGCTAAGGAAACTTATAAGGGAGTATTTACTTACAAAACTACTAAGGTTACAGGAAAAGGACAAGTCTATATTATAGACAAACTACTTAAAGAAGTTGGTTAAAAAGGATGCATATGAGAATACTTAGTTGCAGCTTGTATTCTCATATGAACTTAACTTAATTATTAAAGGTTATATTTAAGTGTATTAGGGTGGGGATTGAAAAATGCATAAAATGAGTAAGGAAGAATTCCTTTTTAGATATAAGAAAGATATAGAACTTAAGAAAAAGAAAGAAGAAGAGATAAAACAAGGGATAAGAGATGCAAATAACTTTAGGATGGAAGGAAGAATAAAAAACAGATATAGGAATGTGAGGTATAGATAATGGTTGAGAATAATAAAGGTTGTCTATTATTTATAGTTTTAGATCTTATGTTTTGGAGTCTATTATTAAAACTTTTATTTTAAAATGGGGGAGAATCTTTATGGAAGAGTTAAGAGAAAAGATGTATAAGGCTATAGAGGAATATGGTATAGAAAGTGAAGAGGCTTTAAGATTAAGTCAGGAGTTAGATATATTGGTATTCCAGGAGCAAGAGAAGAAAATAGGGTAAGGGAGAAGTAAAGTATGAGTAAAATAGGGAAAGAAGTTAAAAAACTTGTAGAAGAGGATTTAGAAAATTATCCATTATGGTTAATAAATACGGAGTTACCAGGGCTAGGAAGTGCTACAGATTGGACAAAGGTATATACAAAAATATCTTCTCCTGGTTCATATATAGAAGGGATAGTTGTAAGGGATGAAGAGATAAAAAGAAAAGTTGAAATAATAACAGGTGTTTTAATGTTTTTGAATCCATTACAAAAGCAATTGGTTGAAGAATGGTATTTTAGAGATATGAAGTGTAGAGATCAGATATTAAAGGAATTAATGATTAGTGAAGGAACTTTTTATAGAGAAAGAAATAAAGCATTGAAAAAGTTTATTATTGCATTAGGGTATTAATAAATTTTAAGTAAAAGGAGTCTATAGTTTTATAGGCTTCTTTATTTTTATAAATTTAACATAAAGAGGTAAAAAATTATAGTATAATATTTGTATCTTAGTTTGGAGGTAAATATATGAAAAGAATTTTTATAGGGATTTTATTAATTAGTAGTTTAGCTTTTATTGGATGTAATGAAGGGGAAAATATAGCTAATAAATCAAATGAATCTACACCAGTAGAGCAGCAAGCAAGTGATGAGAATGAAAAAACTTTAAATTTAGAAGAAATTAAGACACCTGATGATGTTAATAATGCTTATAAAGTTAATTTAGATAAAATAATGAATGGTGAAGAACTAATAACTTTAAATATGAAAGAGATTACTAAAGATGTTGTCTTAGATTATGCTAATAAAGCTGGTGAAATAGCAAATCAAGCTGAATCTTCAAGTGATAAAATAGATACAGTCGAAAAGCTTGTTAGTTTACATGATTTAAAAAATAATACTAGTCAAGATGTTATGGAAGAAGTATTAGGATATATAATTGGTGAATATGAATCTAATCAGTTTAATGATGAATCAAAATTATATCAAAATTTATATATTACTAGATATTTAGATAAGCGTTTAGATAATCATAAAAACTTATCTAAAGCAGATAGCATGGTTTCAGATATGAACCAAATTATAAAAGATAGAATAAGAGAGGATAACAGTAGAATTGAAGCAAATATAGAGCAAGTAAATAAAAATATAAACTTTGTTAAACATCAAATAGAATATGATAGAAAAAATAATAAAAATAAAATGAAAATAATCAGAGGACATAAATGAAAATTGATGGTAGTATATGGGTATAGGAAAAAAAGGCATAAATAACCTCTGAACTATACGGATTACATTAAAAAAGAACTTTAGTTTTTACTAAGGTTCTTTTTTATTTTTAGAGATTGAGAGGTGATTAAATGCGAATAAAAGATATAATTAAAGAAACTCAACCTAAGGAGCTAAAGAAATTGGACAAGTTGGGAAAAAAGGATGAGTTAAGTGAAAGTGAAATAAAAGAACTTATGAGTAATAGAGTGTATAAGAGAAAAAATGGAGCTCTTAGACAGGTAAGATAATGGATAATAGAGGAGAAAAAGTGCCTTCTAATCCTATTCCAGAACGTAAGTATGAACAGTTCAAATACAGGCTAGAAGAATTTAGTCCTAAGTATGCTGAAAGAAATTTAATGTTGTTCTACTTAGCTATAGCGACGGGATATCGTATGCAGGACTTAGTAAATCTTACAATTGGAGAAATAAAAGAGTCTCTTGAAGATGATAAGTTTATTATCCAGGAGCAAAAACAATATAAAGCATGGAAGAAATATATTAAAGATAATCCTAAAAGTAATAGGAAAGCACCTAAAAAGAGGGAAGCACATATAAAACCTAAGCTAAGAAAATTATTAAAAGAGTATTGTAAGAATAAAGCTAAAAGTTCTTATGCATTTGAATCTAATAAAGGTGGAGATCATTTATCAGCAAAAGCTTATAGCAATATATTATCTCAAGTAGGGAAAAGTTTAGGTTTAAAAAATATTAGTGGGCATAGTTTAAGAAAAACATATGCTACAAGATTATTTGAAGCAACAAGGAATTTAGAGTATGTAAGAATTGCTTTGGGACATAAAAGTATAGAAACTACAAAGGTATATTTAGGATTAAGTGATGAAGTTAGAGAGGGAGCAGCAATTATAGCTGACGATAAACTCTAATTTTTTTTGTACTTTGGATAGGTAAAAAAATACACTATGTCTATTCTTTAAGTATTAAAAAAATATCTACTTAATATAAGCCTTGAAAAATAGTATGAGTAATCTATACAGTTATTACCTATTTAGGTGTTTTAAATGAATTATCGTTAAAGTATTGGAATTACTTGCTTAGAAGTGGTTTTAATGCTTTAGTTGGTTTTTACCTATTTAAAGGCCTTAAAAAATAAAAGTACTTTAAAAAACTGAAGGCTATTTATTTTAAGAAAAAAAGAGGTGATTTAGTGGGAAGGCAAAACTATGATGAGTTCTTAGAAAAGTCTGTAGACCGCATAAAGACTATGGTTAGCGATGGTTTAACTGATAAAGAAATAGCAGAAAAACTTGGTATAAGTTACTCAACATGGAAAAATAAAAAGGCTAAAAATAAAGTGATTAGAGATGCAATAGATGAGGTTAAAGATACCAGGAATCAAGAAGTAGAAGAAGCACTCTTTAAAAACTGCAAGGGATATCATTACTATGAGGAAGTTCCAACTAAAGTTAAAGAAGAGGTTGTAAATGAAAAAGGTACTGTATTAACAGTAGAGAGAGTTGTTGTATCTACAGTTAAGAAGTGGAAGGCAGCAGATTTAGCAGCACAAAAATATTGGTTGAATAATAGAAAGAAAGCTACATGGAAAGAAGATCCTAATAAAGTAGAGAATGATAGAAAGGCATTAAAGCTTAAAGAGAAAGAGCTGAATAGTAAGATTATAGAGTAGAGGAGATTATTATTATGAGTAAGTTTAAGTTGAATTTAAGCTTGAAAAACATAAAAATATTAAAGCATTCGTTAGAGCGGAGAATAGAAGCTAACAAAGAGAAATATGAATTTTTAAACACATTTTTTCAAGAAGATTTAACTGAAGAAAATATGGTATTCATTAAAGAACATGAAGAGCATCTAAGATGTTTGGAGACATTAGTAGAAGAAATGAAATCAACTGGATATAGGCATGGAAGAAATATATTTGGGAGTAAATACAACTATTAGTTTGTAAAGAGTTAGCATGAGTAGATTAGTTAGTTGTAGTAGTTGTGGGAGAATACATGAGGCTACTTATATATGTGATAAGAAGAAAGCTAACATGAAGAGAAATAGAGATAGATATAAAGAGAAGTTGAAAGGTACTAAGGATATAAGAAGTACTGGAAGATGGAAAAGAAAAGCTAATGATATAAAAGTTAGAGACTTAGGGTTGTGTCAGATGTGTAAGCATAACATAGACATGCTTAGTGGCATGAGATTATTCAATGCTATTAATGTTCAAGTGCATCACATCATTAAGATAAAAGATAATCCAGATCTAGCATTTGAAGATAGCAATTTAATAACTCTATGTAGATATCATCATGAATTAGTTGAAGATAAACCTAAATATATAAAGATACTTCAGAATTTGATAGCCCCCCCTACTGATTAGATACAAAAAAATAAAAAACTATCTAGTTAACAGCCCTCAGTAATAAAAATTTTTTCTGTAAAATGAAGTTTTAAAATTTAAAACCAATATTTATTTAAAATTCAGGAGGACAATCATGGTATTAGTTTTAGGAATAATCAGTTCTATTATTGGAACAGCATCTTTATATGAAAACAATGGAATAATTTCAGAATATAATAAAAAACTTTTGGATAATTTGCTAGGTACTAATTGGAATAAAGAATATCTATTTGGAGATAAATATATGTCCTTAGAAGGTGAGATATAATGGCTAGACCATGTAAAAGTGCTAAGGTTTTAACTGAATGTTCTCAGACTAAAGAAGAACTTGAAGCAAGAGCAGAGTTTGAAGATACATTAAAAGGGAATGATGATAATCTTATAGCACCTGATTATTTAACTGATAATCAAAAACTATTATTTAACTATATAAAGTCAGAGCTTAAAGCTAGTGAGATATTAGGGAATTTAGATGTTTATATCTTAGCTAAGTGTTCTATTGCTATTGATAGACTCCAGGAGTTAGAGAAGAAAGCAAATAAAAGACCAGGGTTAATATTCAATAAAGATTTTATAAGTTCTAAAAAACTTTATGATGCAGATTTCTATAGATGCTGCAATGAATTATCGTTAAGTCCTCAATCCAGAGCTAAAATTAGTAATATTAATTTACAAGCTAAAGAAGATAGTCAAGATCCTTTATTACAAGCTTTAGCTGGTGATGATGATTGATATTATTAGATAGAGCTATAAGATATGCTGAGAATGTACTATCAGGTAAAGAAATAACTACTTGGGAAGTTGAAGCACAATGCGAAATCTTTTTAGATGATTATTATGAAAATCAATTTGAAGAGGATTTTGAATTTATATTTGATGAAAAAAGATTATTAAGAATAAACAATATACTTAAACTTATGAATTTTGCAACTGGACATGTAGAAGGTAAAGAGGTATTGGAAAACTTAGCTGATTTTCAATGCTTTTTTTTAGCTAATATTTTTGGTTGGAGATATAAAAATAATAGAAAAAAGTTTAGGTATAGGGAAGCAACTCTTTATATAGCTAGAAAAAATGCTAAAACTGCACTTATAGCTATAGTATTTATATTGCTTATGCTTACAGAGCAACAGTTTAGTGAGTTTTATTCTATATGTCTTACTAAAGAATTAGCATCAGAAATTAAAAAAGCTATGAGTCAAATAATAAATGCTAGTCCACTACTAAAAAAGAGATTTAAAATTTCTCAAACGAAAACTGGTGTAATAAAGTGTAAATTAACTGAAAGTTTCTTTGAGCCAAGGGTTGCAGAAGCTGGTAAGAATAACTCTATAAGACCATCAGCCTTTGTTAGTGATGAACATGCTAATTTTAAAGAAAATAGTAATTTTAATGCTATGAAATCAGGACAAAGGAATGTTATAAATCCATTATTATTTAGAACTACAACTGCATATGCAATAGATAACTCTATAATGTTAGAGGATTTAGAGTATATAAGAAAAGTTTTAAAAGGTAGTGTTAAAGATAGAAGGATGTTTGCACTTATTTATTATGCATATGAAGAGAATCTTTGGAATGACATAGGTTTATATCAAGCTAATCCTTTAAGAATTGAAGAAAACTATCAGTTAATTAGAGAAGATAGAGAGAAAGCTAGAATTAAAGAAGATGAACAGGAAGAGTATTTAACTAAATCTATGAATCATTTTGTACCAGAAAATTGTGGGGAAGAGTATGTAACTGAGGAACAAATTAAAGAATGTGAAGTTGAAGATATAGATTGGACTGGAAGAGATGTATATTTAGGATTAGATGTAGCTGAAACTGATGATAATACTGCATTAGCTATGTTAGCATATGATTCTGATAATGATGAGATACTTAGCGAGGTATTTGCTATAATTCCTCAGGACAAAATAGAAATTAAAAGCTTTAAGGAAAAAGTTGATTATAAAGCATTTATTAAAAAAGGAAATTGTTATGGGTGTGGAGATACAGTAATATCCTATGAATTTATTATAGATCTTATTCTTGAAGTTGAAGAGAAGTTTAATTGTAATGTAATTCAATTTGGATATGATATTAGGAATGCAAGAGCAATAGCTCAAAGACTAGATAAGGAAGGAATGGCTACTGTTGAAGTAAAACAGCATAGTTCAATCTTACATTCACCTATAAAGCTAATAAAAGAGTATATACTTAGAAAAAAATTTAAGTATAAGGAAAATGATTTATTGAAAATTAACTTTGTAAATTGCAGAGAAACTAAAGATACAAATTTAAATAAGTATCTTAATAAGAAAAAATCTATAGGAAAAATAGATATGGTAATGAGTATAATTGATGCAGCTTATTTGCTACAAGAGAATGAAATGTTAGCAGAAGATGATTGGGCAGTTCAAACTACCTAGAGAGGAGGTGAGAACTTGAGATTCTTTAGAAGAAACAAGGAAGTTGTTAAAGAAGAAGATTTAGCTAAAGATTTATTTTTGCAAGGTTCATCTAGTGATACTGTAATTGGAAGAAGTGAAGCTTTAAAGATACCTTCTATTTCATCTGGAGTTAATTTAATAAGTGATATTATTGCTAGTTTAGAAATTAAATTATATAAAGATGAAGGTGGAAATATTGAAGAGGTAAAAGATGATATTAGAACTAAGCTTTTAAATGATGAGACTGGAGATATTTTAACTGGTTTTGAAATGAAGAAAGCTATGGTAGAGGATTACCTACTTGATGGGAACGGATATGTTTACATCAATAAGAAGGGGAATAATGTGGCTTCATTGCACTATGTAAAAGCTAATAATGTATCTGTTAATGAAGGACAAGATCCTATTTTTAAAGATAATGTTATTGTTGTAGCTGGTGAAGAGTATAAGCATTATGAGTTTATAACACTAAATAGAAAGAGTAAAAATGGTTCTGAAGGTATTGGAATAATACAAGAAAGCAATTTGATACTTTCTACAATGTATAATGCTTTAGAATTTGAAAATTCACAAGTTAAAACTGGTGGAATTAAAAAGGGTGTTATTAAAAGCATGAAAAAATTATCTCAAGAAGCTTTAGATAAGCTTAAAGAAAGTTGGAATAAGCTTTATGGAAAGCATTCAAAGGAAACATGTGTAATTTTAAATGATGGCTTAGACTATAAGGAATTACAGCAAACATCAGTAGAAATGCAATTAATAGAAAATAAAAAATTAAACTCACAAGAAGGGTATAAATTGCTTAATATACCTCCAAATTTATTTGATGGTCCAAGTGATGAAGTTAAAAGGCAATTTATAGATGGATCTATAAATCCTATAATAATAAATCTTGAAGCTGCTTTAAATAAAAGTCTTATACTTGAAAAAGAAAAGGGAAAATTATTTTTTGCAGTTAATACTAAAGATTTAAGTAAAGGAGATATAGAAAAAAGATATAGAGCTTATGAAATTGGGCTTAAAAATGGGTTTATATTGACAAATGAAGTCAGATATTTTGAGGATTTACCTGAAATAGCTGACTTTAATTATTTGAGAATGAATTTAGGTGAGGTTTTATATGATGTTAAAAACAAAACTATTTTCACACCTAATACTGGCCAAACTCATAAATCAGATGATTTGAAAGGGGGTGAATTAAATGAGAGTGGAAATAAGGAACAATAGCATTATCATAGACGGTTATGTTAATGCAGTTGCTAGAGATAGTAGGCTTATTCCAGATGTAAAAGGCAGTTTTAGAGAACAAATAGTACCTAAAGCCTTTCAAAGAGCATTAGAAAAAGCAGAAAATGTAGATATTCTTCTTAATCATGATAAAAATAGAAAGTTAGGAAGCACTGCAGAAGGGACTTTAGAGCTTTTTGAGGATAACATTGGATTAAGAGCTATAGCTACAATAACTGATGCAGAAGTCATAGAAAAAGCTAAAAGAAATGAACTAAGAGGATGGTCATTTGGATTTTATTCAGTAAAAGACAGATGGGAAGACATTGAGGAAGGGGTTCAGCGTAGATATGTTGAAGATTTAGAGTTAACAGAAGTATCTATTGTTGATAATACAAAGGTTCCTGCTTATAGTGCTACTTCAATAGAGACTAGGGCGAATGAAGAGGTATTAACTGAAACAAGGTCATCAGATTCAATTGTTAAAATAGCAGATAATACTAATAAAGTTGATAACTCTAAATACAAAGAAGAAATTGAAAGTTTAAAAAGAAAATAGGAGGCTTAATAAGTATGATAAAAAGAAGACTTGAGTTAAGAACTATAGTTGAAAAGGGATTAGAGGAAAGAAGAAATGATCTAATAGCTGATATGGAAGCTATAGTTAATAAAGCTGATGAAGAAACAAGAGCATTAAGTACAGAGGAAGTTAAAAAGTACAATGATTTAAAGAAAGAAATCGAAGAAATAGATGAGACTTTAAAGATAAAAGAAGAAGCAAGAACTTTAGTTAATAGAAAGAGTAAAGAGGGAAAAGATAAAGAAAAAAAAGAAGAAAGAACTTTAGAGGAAATTCAAGAAGAGGAATTAAGAACTGCATTAAATGCTGGAACAACTAATAAAGGTGGATTAGTCGTTGGTGAAACTTTATCTAAGGATATAATTAAGGTTTTAAAAGATAGATCAGCAGTATATTCTTTCTTTGATGCTACTAATGTGAAAGGAAAGTATAAGATATTAAAGAAAAGTGCTGATGGTACAGCATCTTGGGTAGCAGAAGGAAAGGTTCCAGATTCAACTCAAAAATCTACTACTCCAACTTTAGAAAGTATTATTTTAGAGCAGCATAGATTATATAGAGAAAGTGCAATAACTCAGCAAATGTTAAATTCAGAAGAAGTTAATTTAACTGCATTTTTAAAAGAAGATATAGCTGACAGTATGATAGATGCAATTGAAGCTGCGATATTTAAAGGTAACGGATCAAATCAACCTACTGGAATTATCTCTGGTATAACTAAAAAACATAACTTAGAAAGTAGAGGTGTTATCGGAGTTGATGATTTAAAGAAATGTAAAGCTAAAATAAAAAAATCAGGATTAAAAAATGCTAAATGGTTTATGCATGCTGATACTTTATTAGTAATTGATTTATTAAAAGATACAAATGGTAGACCATTATTACAACCAGATTTAACGAAAGAATCTGATTATACATTATTAGGTTTACCAGTTGAATGTTCAGATGCATTAGCTACTTTAGATACTTCTAGTGAAAATTGTGTAATAATATTAGCTAATAAGAGTGCATACCATACAAATACACAAAAACAAGTTGTTATAAATACTTATGATGATTCAGCTTATAAAAGAGCTGGACTAATAGGATATGGCTCAGATATTTATATGGATGGAAAAACTAAAAATCCTGATCTTGTAGCTGGAATATTCAATCCAGGTGAATAAAAGAGAGTTTATTATTAACTCTCTTTTTTATGAGGTGAAATAAATGAAAGATTTAAATATTGAATTTGTTAAACAATATTTAAAAGTTGATTTTCCAGATGATGATTTACTTATAGATACAATTATAAAAGGTGCTAAAAGTTATATTATTAGTTATACAGGATTAAAAAAAGATGAAGCTGATAAAATTGAAGAGTTAAAATTTGCAGCACTTCTTTTAATTGAGCAGATGTATTCTAATAGGAGTGCCTTAGTTGAAACAGATAAGATTAATTTTGCGTTAACTACTATTTTAGATATGCATGCGAGGAATAATCTATGAGAAAAGTTAACATAGGTAGTCTTAATAAAAAAATCATTATCCAAAGGTTAAATAATTCTATAAATGATAATGGGATTGAATTAGATGAATGGGTGAATTTGTATGAGAAATTTGCTAATGTTAAAAATAGTAGTTATAAAAAGATGGAATTTTTACATGAGCAAGGCATAACAAGTTTACAATGCAATGATTTTATCCTTAGAGAGTGTGATATCACATATAAAGATAGAATTATATTTAATAATGGTATATATGATGTAAAAACTGAGCCTATTGATTTAGGAAATGGTTTTATATTAGTAACTGGAGTTAAGTTAAATGGCTAATTTTACTGTTAAAGGATTAGATAAATTATTAAATGATTTTGAAAAATTAGCTGATAAACCAGATAAAATAAAGAAAAAAATAATAAATGATGCTGCAGAAGAAACATTGAACATTGAAAAAAAGGAAGCGCCTAAAGATAAACCAAGAAGCTATAAATATTTAAGCATTTTAGAAAATAGGAATGGTGATGGCTATTTATTTATTGATGTAGGTATAAATAAAGAAAATTGGGAAGAAACTAAAGGGCTTTATTATCAAAATTATGGCTTTGAATGGAAAGTTAATGGGGAAAATAGTAATGTTGGAAGAGTAGATGTTAATTATATGTGGATGAAAAAAGCATCTAAAAAGGCTGAAAAAAAGGTAAAAGAAATGATAAAAGATGGATTGTTAAAGGAATTAAAGCTATGATAAATAAAAAATTAATTAAAGCTTTAAAAGAATTAAATATACCAGTTTTATATGCAACTAGAGGAAATAAAACAACTTTTCCTTTAGTTGTTTTTAATTTCATTGAATCTCCTAAGTACTATGGAAATACTGAAAGTAAATTAAGTGAATATGAGCTTTTATTAAATGTTTATGTAGATAAAAATCAAGTATTTGAATTAGTAAAAAAGATAGAAGATTTAATGAGGATAAACAAGTTTATTCAACTCCCTAAAATAGGAGCTAAATTTGACGATACTTTAAATGTGTTTAATCAACCTTTAGAGTTTAAAATTTTAATAGATGAAGAGGAGATAATTAATGAGAAGAATTGGATTTAAGAATCTACATTATGCTAAATTAACGGCAGATTCATCAGTTAAACCAACATATGGTGAAGTTGTAAAAATACCAAAATGTATAAATATAAAAACATCAGATGAATATGGTGAGTATACATTTTACAGTGAAGATACTGTAGAAGAATCTGGGAAAAAATTAGTTAAATCTGAAATAGAAATTGAAGTAGGTTATATTACTAATAAATTAAAAGCAGATTTAACAGGTATAAGGTATGATACTGATAGTGGTAAAACTTATAAGGGAACTACATCAAATCAACCTATAGTAGCAATATTATATGAAATGCCAAGGTCTGACGGAGAGAGTGATTATAGAGTACTTTATAAATGTACATTTGCTATAGAAGAATCAGAAGCTAAAACAATTGAAGATGGTGTTGAAAGTTCTAATTTTATTTTAAAAGGTGTAGCTGTTCCTTTAGCAACAACTGGAGATGTTGATATGGAAATAAGTTCAGATGATGAAGCAAGTGGAGCAAGTGAAATAATTACAAACTTCTTTAAAACAGTTCAAGTGTAGAAATTTTGAAGCTAGGATTTAATTAATCCTAGCTTTTTTATGAAAGGAGATTAATTTTGAGTTTAAGAGTAAAAGTTGAGAAAGTTAAATTTGATAATAAAGATATGTATATGGTTTGTGATATGAAAGCTATTAATGAATTTAAAGAGTTAACAGGTAAATCAATTTTATCTGGAATTAATCAAATGAAAGATGGAAATATTGATGAAATAACCTTATTTTTCTTAATAGCTAGTTGTTTAAGAAAAGATCCTAATGGTGAACCAATAGGAAAAGAATTAGAAGGATATAATCCTATTGCTGTTGTAGCAGAACTTGGTGAGAAATTAACAAAGGTTTTAGTTGGAGCTATGCCAAAAGGAAATAATAAAAAAAAATTCAACAAAAAGAAATAGAACTTGATTTAAGTTGGTGTTACTACTTAGCAGTAACTATTTTAAATATGAGTGAAGAAGATTTTTGGAATAGTACACCAGCTAAAATAATTGCTTTAGCTGATGTTCATATAAATATCAATAAAGTATCAAGCAAGACAGATAAGAAAATTAATACTAACGATAATATTAAGACTACAGAATTAATTTGTCTTGATGATTAGGGGGTGGTGTTATTAGTGAACAACTAGTTATTACAGTTGGAATGCAGGCTAAACAGTTTAAAAATGAGATGAAAGACTTAAATAAGGATTTAAGGAATGCTCAGAAGAACTTTAAAACAACTGCACAGACTACTCAATATATGGAAGATAAAACTGAAGGTTTAGCTAATGAAATTAAAGCTTTAAATAAAGTGTATGAAGCTCAAGAAAATAAACTAGATGCTATAAAGAAAAGGCTTAAGGAGTTAAATTCTTCAAATGAAGAACTTATAAGCTCTAGTTCAAAATTAAAAAATGAAATTAATACTTTAGAAGCAGAGTATAATCAGGTCGCTAACGAAGCAGGTAAAAATTCAAGTGAAGCAAAAGAACTTGAAAGTAAGCTAAAATCATTAAAAACAGAGTTTACACAAGTTGAGAATGCTATTAGTAAAAATAAAAGTGAATATGGTCAACTTGAAATGGCTTTAAATTCAACACAGGCTGAAATTAAACTTACAGAAGCTAGATTAAATAGCATGCAAAATGAACTTAAAGATGCTGGAAAAGAAGTAGATGATTTTGCAGATAGTTTAAACCAATCTAGTGCTGAAATAACCGAATTTGGAGAAAATATGGCCCAAATAGGTGAAGGCGTTATGATGGTAGGTGAAAAGATAGGTGAAACTGGAGAAAGCATAGTAGGTGCATTTTCAGAAGGGTTAAAGTCTGCAAATGAATTAAAAAAAGCTTTTAATACTTTACAAACAAATGTAGGGTTAACTAAAGAAGAAATTGAAAAAATGGGACCAATTATTGAAAAAATTTATAATAATAATTTTGGTGAAAGTTTTAATGATGTTGCAAGTGCAGTAGCTTTAGTTAATAAACATTTATGGTTAACTGGAGATGAATTACAGGGTGCAACAGAAAAGGCATTCTTAATGAGAGATGTCTTTGGATATGATATTAATGAGAGTGTAAGAAGTGTAGATGCTTTAATGAAAAACTTTGGAATAAGTTCAGATGAAGCATTTAATTTATTGACTCAAGGAGCTCAACAAGGCTTAGATTTTTCTGATGAGTTATTAGATACAGTAAACGAATATTCTGTACAATTTAAAAAAGCAGGATTAACAGCTGAAGATATGTTTAATATTCTATATGATGGGACTCAAACTGGAGCATGGAACTTAGATAAGATTGGAGATGCAGTAAAAGAATTTAATATAAGATTAACTGATGGTTCAAAAGGAACTTCAGAAGCTTTAGAAAAATTAGGTATGGATTCAGAAAAAGTGGCTTTAACTATGAGTGAAGGTGGAGAAGGAGCAAAGAAAACATACAGTGAAATAATTGATAAAATTGCTAGCATGTCAAATAAACAAGAGCAGAATTTAGTTGGTGTAGCATTGTTTGGAACAATGTGGGAAGATTTAGGACCAGAAGTTGTAGGGATTTTAGGTGATATAGGAGATAACTTTAATTCAACTATAGAGAGTGCAGATCAAATGAATGAAATAAAATATGATGATTTAGAAAGTACTCTTGAAGGATTAAAAAGGAATTTTGAAACTGGAATTATAATACCTATAGGACAAGCTATATTACCATTGATAGAGCAAATGCTTCCAAAGATACAAGAGGTTGTAAATAGCATAAAATCATGGATAGAAGAAAACCCAAAACTAGCAACAGCGTTATTTATTCTAATGGGAGTAATTGGGGGAATATTAGCAATACTTGGTCCTTTAATTGTATTTATTGGAATGTTAGTTATTTCATTTGGTGCAATAAGTACAGCGGTTACAGCAGCAGGAGGAGCTATGGCTTTATTTACTGGTGCTATTTTACCAATAATAGGTGTAATAGGTGCAGTAATAGGCGTAGTAGTTGTCTTAGCTATGTCTATAAAGTCTAACTGGGAAGAAATCAAATCTGCTACTAATAGTTTAATTGAAACTGTTAAACCTTATTTTGAAGATTTTAAAGCTTCATTCCAGGGACTATGGGATACTTGTAAATCTATATATAATACTGTAATTCAACCTCTTTTTAAGTTAATAGGTGAAATAATTGCAGAATGTGTAAGGATGGCTGCACCTATATTATCAGCTTTACTTCAAGTATTTACTATGGTATTTAATACAATTAGTTCAGTTTGGAATGGTATAGGTAAACCAGTATTCACCTTTTTTATGTCTATTGTAAGACAAGTCTGGTCAGTGGTTCAACCTATATTTAGGAATATATCCGAGTTGTTTACAACTATAGTTAATAGTATACGAAGTGTATATAATGGAGTCTTAAAACCAGTTTTTGATTCATTTATGAATATTGTAAGAGCAGTAGCTAATGCAGTTACACCTGCATTTAATACTATAAAGAATGCAATTACTACCGCAATGAATGTTGTTTTAAGTCCTATAAGAGCTGTAATAAATACTCTTGATTCATTATTTGGTATAATAGGAAAAGTTGCAAATGGCATAGGTGGATTATTATCTAAATTAAATCCATTTAGATCTATTGATGTTCAAGTTGATGGTAATCTTCCAGGGAGCTTAAGAATTGATAGGTTACAGAGTGAAGTTGATTCTATTCCTGTTGATGCACAATTATTTACAGCAAATACACCTAAAAGTAGAAATATTCAAGAAATATATAATCTTAAAAATAGTGCTGAAAAATTAGAAGGAAATATAGGAAAGTTTGATAATTCTATATTAAAAGACTTAAAAGATACAATCTCTAAATTAGGAGATGGTATAAGTATAATTGTTCAGGTTGGAGATAAGGAATTAAAGGAAGAACAATATAAATATACGATAAAAAGGTTAAATAAAGAAATGAGGAGGGGATGAAAATTAAAAACTATATTATTTTAGATGATAAATTTAGTTCAAAAGAAATAGGATTAAGTTTAATAGGCGATTTAATTATTCCTACTCCGAATTATGACTATGAGGAAGTACAAATTTTAGGAGCGGATGGCAGTTTATTTAGAAAAAAAGGGCTTAAAGATATGTCTTTAGATTTAGAGTTTAATTTTAAAATAGATAAGCCTATTTCAGTAATTTCAAGGGAAATACGTAAGTTTTTTAAAGGAAAGAAAAAGCTTATTTTATCCTGGAATAATGAAGTATATTATAAAATTAAAAAAATTGAAATTTCTGAAATAAGTAGTGAACTTAAAAAAATTGGATTATTTACAGTTTCATTTATTTTAGATCCATACTCATATTTAATATCAAATTTCTGGCTTGATATAACTAGTTTAAAAGAAATTAATAATATATATGATTTAAGCTTACCCTTATTAAGGGTAACTGGTTCTGGAAATATAAATATACAGATTAATACCAATCAAATTTCACTTAAAAGTGCATCTGGTATAGTTATAATTGATGGTGAAAATATGCTTTGTTATACAAATGAAAAATTAAATTTTAATGAAAATATGACAGGATATTATCCAGAGATTATTGAAGGTAAAAACACATTATCTTTTGAAGGGAATATAACTAAAATTGAATTGCTACCTAATTGGAGGTATTTATGATTAATATTTATGATTCTACAGAAACAAAATTTTCGCATAATGGAATATGTTCTCTAGATGAAAAAAGAGAGTTAATTAAGTGTACTATTCATAGAAAGCTTGAAGGAGCTTATGAAGGTACACTTTTTATTTCTAAAGAAAATTTAAAGTGGACTGAATTCATTGAAGGAAGAATTTTAAAACTTCCAGTTGATATTAATGGTAGAACTCAACTTTTTAGAATATTCGATACTTCAGATGATTTTACTGATTTAGAAGTTTATTTTAAACATATTTTCTTTGATTTAGATGATTTTTTCATAGAGGATACCAATATAGTTGAGAAAGATGGAAGAGGAGCTATAAATCAAATATTAAATACTACAGTAGATTCACATAGGTTTACAGCTACATCAGATATAAACATAATAAACAACTGTAGAATAGTAGATAAAACTGTAACAGAAGCTATTGGAGTTGATGAAAACTGTTTTCTAAATAGATGGGGTGGAGAAATTGATTATGATAATTTTAAATTTAAAATAAATGAAAAGATTGGTTCAGATAATGGTTATAGAATATCATTAAGAAAAAATTTAAAAGCTATAAATGGTGATATATCAATTACAGAAGTAGCTACTAAATTAAAGATTAAAGGTTATGATGGAATTAAATTAGATGAATATCTTATTTCTCCCTTAGCTAATGCATATCCTCATTTTAAAACAAGAGTTGTAAAGTTTGATGATATAAAAGTAAAAAGTGATCCTGATAATCCAGAGGAAGAAGGATATGAAACTTTACAAGCTGCTCAATTAGAAATGAGAAGAAGAGGATTAGAATTATTTTCAAAACAAAATATAGATAAGCCTACTGTTAATTTTGAAATTGATATTGATGAAATGAGAGAAGAAAATATAGAGGTAGGTGTTCTTGAGGTTCTTTCTATTGGAGATATAGCAACATTAGAATTAGAAGATTTTCTTAGAAATAATATAGAAGTAAAACAAAGAGTAATTGAACTTGAATTTGACTGTATAAGAAAAATAAATATAAAAGTTATTTTAGGAGAATCAACATCAACTATATTTAAAGAAGTGTCTAAAATCGAATCAATATTGAATGATTTAAATGATAAACTTGAAGGTAATAGTTGGCAAGATATACTTGATAAAAGTATGGAGCAAGCTACAGATATAATTGCAGAAGGATTTAAAGATTCTTATGTTATTCCAAGAAAAAACGAAATAATAGTTGCAGATAATATTGATTTGAATTTAGCTAAAAAAGTTATAGTAATAAATAAAAATGGTATAGGATTTAGTTTAGAAGGATATAGACCTGATAGATTAACACTAGCTATGACTATAGATGGAGAAATAAATGCTAGCTGCATAAAATTTGGTTCACTCAGCGGAGCCTTAATAGATGTAGGAACAATTGAAGCGGATAGATTAACAGTTGAAGCTAAAAAGACTATAAGAGATGGTTTAGTAAGCGAAACTGTTTTTGATGTTTTTTCAGATGGGATAAAAGCTGAAATAAATCAAAAAGCTACTTTAAATAATATAGTTAGAAATGGAGATTTTAAAGGTGGTACTCTTCATTGGTGGGGAGATCAAACTGAGGAATGGTTTTATTGGGATGTATATGAGTCTTATGAGTCATATGGATTTGGAGGACGAAATGTATTATCTCTAAAAAATGTTCATTATTATAATACAGATAAAAGGACCTATAGCTCTAAGTGCTATAAAGTTGAAGAGAATACTGATTATACATTGAATTTACATTATTGCGTAGAAAAAAATATACAAGAGTGTAGGGTATATGTTATTCTGTCTAATACGCTTGAAGGTACATATGAAAAAGTGTATACAGCTCTTATAGCATCAGGCGGACAAAAAAGTGATTTAGAAAATAATGTTCCACATAGTTTTAAATTTAATACAAGCCAATATAAATATGTATGGATTAGTTTCAATAATTTAGGTATGAGACAAGGTTCAAATTGGCAGGAACATCATTGGTTTATGATTTCTGATGTAGCAATATACAGAGGTAATATAGGGGCAATACCTTTTATCCCACATAAAGATGAACTTTATAGTAATACTGTAAAAATAGATATAGATCAAATTGGTTGTGAATTTGAAAATGGAGGCTACAATAAAGTATCTAGAAAAGGTAATAGGTGGTATGCGCCAGGTATGGAATATCCTTACCACTTCTTATCACACCATGAAGCTGTTTCAATAACTACAGATGGAACTGATAATTATACAATTAGAGATATTAAACTGCCTGCTCGATTTGATTACGTTAATACAAATGAGATATCTGTTACAGCATCGTTAAAAGGCTGGTATAAATATCTTAATCAAATTTTTAGTGTAGAAAGCATATCAGTTTCAACTTCAGGAGTGTATAGAAATTCTAATGGAACTTATGCAAGAATAGCAGCAAAGGGACATATTAGAAGAAGCAATGATTTTGGTAGTGAAGGCTTACAAGTTAATGCAACTTTACATGTTACAGCTTAAAAAAAGGAGGGGGTTATTTGTTATTTACACAGCAGCAAATGTTAGAAAAAGCAAAGCAAGATAGACTACACGTAGAATCTATGACAGTATTTTATTCTGAAAACACTGGTAAAATAGAAGAAATTGTATCTGGTGTTCAAGATTTTTCTTATTTTGTAAATGATAGATTGGATAAAGAAAGTTACCTTAAAATTCTAATTTTTGATATAAATCTTAATATACTTGAGAATAAAGGTAAATATAAAATCAATTTAGATACAAATGAAATAATATTTAATGAGGATTTGATGCCGATATCACCAAAATTATAAAAAAGGAGGTAATATATGATAAACAAACTTTTTCTTGATTTAAACAACTTTAAGCCTAATCTAGGTAGTGTTGAGCGTGGAGATAATATAGAACTTAATATTAAGTTACTAGACAGTGAAGACTACTCTAGAAGTAAATTTAGAGTGTTAGGAACTAAGGCTGATGGTAAATATGTAGAACAAATTGAAGGTATAAACTTAGAAGAAAAAGACTTGAAAGTTGTTTTAGAAGATCAATTTGTTAATTGTGAAGGTATAGTTAAATTAGAACTCAATGTAGTATCTGGAGAAACAGAAATTACTACTAAAGAGTTCTATTTTTTTGTTTCAAATACAATGAATGCAAGTATCATTGATAGTGCCGACTCATTACCAACACTTGAAAAAGTATCTAAATACGTTGATGATGCTGTTGATAATTTAGAGGCTTTAAAAGGAGCTAGTGAAGATATAACAATTATAAATTCTGAATTTAAAGAGAATGAGATAAAAAGAAAAGCTAATGAAATGTTAAGAGAAAAAAATGAAAAAGCTAGATTGCAATCAGAGGATATTAGAATTACAGAAGAAGAGGAAAGAGTAGCAAATGAACTTGAAAGAATAAAAGCTGAAAATAATAGAAAAGTTTCTGAAAGTAATAGAAAAGTTTCTGAGAATACTAGAGTAACTAATGAAAGAGCTAGAGAGGAAGCTGAGCTTAGCAGGCAATCAACTTTTGAAGAAAATGAAGAGATAAGAAATTCAAATGAAAATTTAAGAATAGAATCCGAAAAAGAAAGAATTAAATTTAATAATAAAGCTAAAACTGATGAAGTGAATAGGAAGGAAGCTGAGACTAAAAGAGTTGAGGCGGAAAAAACTAGGGTTATAGCAGAAGATGAAAGAAAAAAAGCTGAAACTTCAAGACAAGAGGCAGAAGATATAAGACAAAATACTTATACTAATTTCAATGAAGCTGAAGAAGAAAGAAGAAATAATGAAATTAGCAGGCAAGAGGCTGAAGCTTTAAGAATTGAAGCTGAAAAAAGAAGAGATGATCTTTACAGTCAGAAAGAAGAAGAGAGAAATGCTGCATTCCTTGAAAGTGAAAGAACTAGAGGTACAGCTTTTAATGAAGCTCAAAACGATAGAAATCTAACTTTTGAAGAAAGTGAGAGAGTTAGAGAAGAGGCTTTTAAAGTAAGTGAAGCAGCAAGAAATGAGGCAGAAGAGGGAAGAGTAGCAGCAGAACTTTTAAGAGTGGAAGCTGAAAAGCTTAGAGTTGCAGGAGAAGAAAATAGAAATAATACTTTTACTCAGAGTGAAGAAGAAAGAAAATGCGTTTTTGAAGAAGCTGAGAATGCTAGAAAAGTAGCTGAGAGTAAAAGAGTTAAAGCTGAAAATTCCAGGATAGAGACTGAAAAACTTAGAGTAACAGCAGAAACTGGAAGAGTAGAGGCTGAGAGTTTAAGAGTTACAGCAGAAGAGGGAAGAGTAGCTGCGGAGACTAAAAGAGAAGAAGGATTTAATAAGTTTGAGGGTAGAATAAGTGCTAATACAAAAGAGTTAAAAGCAGCTAGATCAGCAACAACTGGAGAGGAATTCAATTCTTTGGATGAAAGAATTGATTGTGAAGTTGATAGACTTAATAAGAAAATAGAAGTTTCTTTCCTACAGCAAGAAGATAAAGAAAATCACACTATAGAGAATACTGTTGATGGTATGACTACTGATATGATTGTGAAGGGAAGGACTTTACAAAATTTAGTTAAATATCAATTGAATAATCAAAAAGTTGGCGGTACTTCATTGAGTGCTACTTTATGTACAAATGAAATGTTTAAAATTAATACTACTTATACCATTATTTACACTATTAATTCAATAGAAAGCGGATTGGGTAAAACAACTTTAAATTTTAGTGGTGGAATGACTTCGCCTGATGTTATACTTAAATCTAGTGATTTAGTTGGAACACATAAGCAAACTTTTACTTTAAACACTTTACCAAGCACAAAATATAGAGATGTACGCTTATATCATCTTGATAGTAATACAACTAAATTTATTTCTGATGTGATAATTATAGAAGGTGAAGTTGAATTTACACTAAATTATTTTGAGGGAATAAAATCATTTGGACAGCAAGAAGATAAAATTAATATTTTAAGTTCAAACGCAATAAAAATAATTGGGAAATATGTTAATTATGCAAATGATGGTTTACAAGATGATAACTATCAGAGCTATGTAATTAAATGTGATGGAGTTAAGAACATTGCAATTAATTTAAAAGATGAAGAAATTAATAGATTTGGTGTTGAGTGTTGGAAAAGTGACAATTTTAAAAATCAACAAGATTTTGTGGGAAATTTAAATTATTTTACAAATAAATTCACTAAACAGATATTCACTCCACTAGATGGTACTAAATATATAAAAATTTATTTATCAAATAATATGCCTATAGCTACAAAAAAATTAGATATAGAGGTGTTCGATGATAGTTTCCCAAACGAAAGTTATAGAGAAGATAAAAAAGATATTTTATTATCTCAATATGGGTTTGATGAAGGTCTTAGAGGATTTGATACAAACTCTTGTGATGTTTTGAATGATGTTTCTAAAAAGGCTATAAAAAGGATTGAAAAAGATATAATTACAGGTAATGAAGATTTTCAAAAAGCTGGTAATGCTAATTATTATTTTTTAATTGGTAATAATCATAAGCCTTTATCTAAAACATTAAATAATAAATATCCTGATAAAAATTGTTCCAATGTAGAAGAAAGTGGATTATGGTGTGGGAATGCTTATAAACTTTGTATAAAAGATTTAAGTGTTAACACCGTAGAAGAGCTTAAAACAAAATTAAAACAGTGGTATGTGGAAGAAAATCCATTAATTATTTATTACGAACTAGCAGAACCAGTAGAAACACCATTTACTGAAAATATAAATGCAAAAACATTTGGAGAAAGAACTTATGTATCATTTGAAAATGCTATAAGTGGTACAAGTAGTTTTAAAGCTCCAGTAAATACAGTAGCTACTATTGCTAGATTAAATAGAGAGAATAGAGCTTTAGAAGAAGAGAACAAAAATTTAAGACAAGATTTTGAATCAACTACACTAACGTTAACTGATAGTGATTTAGAACTTGTAAAGCAAAATGTAGATATGGACTTCAGGTTAATGGAAGTAGAATTTGCTTTAGATATTCCACAAGCAATTCTAAGTTCAGATATAAAATTTAAAAATAAGAAAGGTGAAGTGAAAAGTATGGCAAGAACTCCTTATGAAATGATGAAAATAGTTATCTTAAGCGGAGATTATGACAGAGAGGATTATATGCACAAAGTTGGAAAGTACTACGAAAGAGGAAGAATGACTAAAGAAGAGCATGATGAATTAATGAGTTTAATGACAGCAGATGAAGTAATAAGTAAGTAGAAATTTAATAAATAGATTAGCAATAAGATTAGAGCTTAAAGCTCTTTTTTTATTGCTTTTTAAAATAATAAAAAAGAGGTGTATAAATGGATTTAATTAAAGTATTACAAGAAAATATTACATTAGAGGTTCTTTATTATATATTTGCATTTTTTGTAGCTATGGATATATTAACAGGTGTTGTTAAGGCATGGAAAAATGGAAGAATGAAAAGTAGAACATTAAGAGATGGCTTGTTTGGATCAATAGCTGAGATAATACTATTATTTATTTGCATGTTAGTTAATTATTTAATTCCTATAGCTGGACCAGTTATTTTTATATTATTTGTTTGGATGAATGTTAAAGAACTTACTTCTATATGTGAAAATTTATTAGAAATAGGGTGTAATTTACCTGGTTGGTTAGTTAAAGGGCTAAAAGTATATACAGATAAATTAGATGGATTAGAGCAAACAGTGGATGAATCAAAATAGTTTTAATAGGACCGTAAAGGTCCTTTTCTTATTTTAAAAATTATTTAAGGAGTGATTTCAATATGAAAATAAATAAAAGGTTAAGCACAACTAATGTTACTTTAAATGCTAATAATCCAAAGCATATAATTATACATGAGACAGATAATACATCAAAAGGTGCAGGTGCTGAAACTCACTGCAAAGCTCAAGCGAATGGGAATATAGGTAAAGCAAGCGTTCATTATTACGTTGATGATACCGGAGTATATCAAGCTGTAGAACACAAACATGCTACATGGAATTGTGGTGACGGTAATAATAGATATGGAATAAATAATAAAAATACTATATCTATAGAAATATGTGTTAACTCTGATTCTGATTATAATAAAGCTGTTGATAATACTGTTGAGTTAGTTAGATACCTGAAAAATGGATATTATTCTAATTGTCAAGTTGTAAGACACTATGATGCTAGTAGAAAAAACTGTCCTAGAAGAATTTTAGCTAATGGATATTGGAATACTTTCTTAGAAAGAGTTAACTCAAAAGATAGCTCAAGTCAAACACCAGCTAATACATCTTATAAAGGATTCTATGAATCTAGCGAAACTAGAACAAATGCTACTTTAGTAGGGGAAGGTTCTATAAAAGTTCTTGATGAAGAATGTAATCATGTTTCTGGAAGGTGGATAGATAGCTTAGATAGGTTATTTGTTATAGGTATATATCCTTCAAGAAAATTCATTGAAGTTGTATATCCAGCTGGAGACAAAAAATATCACGCTTATATAGGAATAGAGTATTATAATAGAATATTATTTGATTACCATAAAGAATATATTAACGATGATGGAGTAACTTATGTTTGGTGGAATGCTAGTGATGTAAATGTTAAAGATCACAATGAGGAACTTCAGCCTAACCAAAAAGCTAGTCCTATGTATAGAACTGGGGAATGGTTACGTATAACTTTCTATAGAGAAAATGGTATACCTAGTGATGGGTATGTAAGATATGAAGGATCACAAAATAAGAAGTTTTATGAAAATATTCAATATGGGATAGTCAAAGTTAATTCATCCTTAAATGTTAGAGAAAATCCTAACGGAGAGGTTATAGGATCTGTATATAAAGATGAAAAGGTTCAAGTTTTAAAAGAAGAGAATGGATGGTGCTACATTGAGTACTCTACAAGTAAAGGTGAAAAAAGAGGATATGTAAGTTCTAAATATATTGAATTAGTTTAAAAAAGCAAGGTAGGTTAATTCCTACCTTGCTTTTTTATTTTTATGATATAACAGTTATTCCACTAATAAATGGACTTAATCCATTTTGATATCTTTTTATCATATTAGGATAATTCTTTTTAAAAACATCAGAATCTTTCACTTCGTCATTCCAATTTTTAACTGCATTAATCATACCTAAACAAAATTGATTTATATCTAAATTAAGTGCTCCATTTATCACGTTGTCATGAAAAAAATTATTTCTATAAGGCTCTAAAAATAAAATTCTAGAAAAATTAGATTTATTTTTATAACTTGAATCTATAGTACTTCCTTGATGTAAAAGAGAACATCTAAACTTATAACAACTATGTCCATCTAACCTAGTACTACATTTATTAAAAGCGTATTTATCATACCATTCTTTATATTTCTCCCCACTTGCTTTATTATTTTCTGAACCTAAAGCGCCACAAATATCTGGTAAAGTAAGTGTACTACTTAATGCTATAAAATATAATTTGTGTTTTAATGCTAGTTCAATTTCTTTTAAAAAATCTTCCATAATATAACCTCCCTTTTAATTATTTTAACATAAATTTCAAATTTATAATAAATATTGTACAAAAATTATATTTTACTTTTATATTTACAATAATGTTATATTTTGAATATTTTATATTTACATTAATGCTATATAATGTAAATGAGTTAGGAGGTTGAAAATGAGAAAGGGATTAATTATTTTTTTTAGTTTTATAATTATAGCAAGTGTAGCTTTAGGATGTGGAAGTGATAAGACTAAAAAAATAGAAGAAACTAAAATAGAAGAAAGTTCAGGTGAAATTAATAAAAATTCTGAAGGTAATATATCTAAATTAAAGCATGGAGAATTACTAGATGTAAATATTAATGATAAGATTTTAATTATTAAGGCTAAAATTTCGCCAAGTTATAACAATAAAGCTACTATAAAACAGAATGGATTTAATGTTGAAGATATAATATTAAATCAAGGTGGAGATCTATTTGATGAAATTCAATATTGGGCAGTAGCAGATATGACCAATGGAGATGAAAGTAAGGTTATAAGTTTTACATTAACAAAGGACCAAATAAATGCTGTAAAAAATAAGCAGCTATTAGGTAATCAAATAGTAGACCAAGCTAGTGACGTATGGATATTACCAAGTTTAAGAAATTAAATGTTACTTTAATATAATTAAAAATTTAATAATATAATATAAAGTATCTTCGTTAAGGGGTAGCGATTTATGGGAATAAAAAATAAACTTAGAGAAATACGCATGAAGGAATTTGCTATGGATTCTGGAAGGTTTGCTAAAGAATTAGGAGTAAATCTTAAAACTTATTCAAATTGGGAGACTAATAGAAGCAAACCACCTTTAGAAGAAGCTTTAAGAATTTCTAAATTGTTAAATAGGACAGTTAATGAAATATGGGATATAGATTAATCTATATCCCATATTTTTTTATTTTTCTGAAATTTTAAGAACTATTTTTAGATTTTAAGAATATATTATATTAAAGATTAAGAAAAATTCTTAATATATAAGAATATTTATTAGCTTTATCATTTTCTTTATGCTTTAAAGCAATTATTTTATTTTGAAAGTTTATTATTAAATATTCTTAAATTGAATTAGGAGGTATTTTTTATGAAAGAAAAAGATAAGAAGATGGTAAGAAGTATTTCTTTTAAAAAAATAGAGAAAGACCTTTGGGATCATTTAGAAGGACAAAGAGATCCTTCAGCATTTTTAAAATATTTAATTCTTAAAGATATGCAGGATGAAAATAAAAAGGAGGAAGGTTTATGCTAGATATAATTTATAATTCATGTAAGGATTTAGGAAGTGTATTTGGCTTTGGAGCCTTTGAAGGTTTTATTATATATAGTGGAATAGTAGTATATGGATGTCTTAAAGCATCTAATAAGAAAAATAATAAAGTAATAATGGCAAAGGGGAAGTAGGATGTTATTTGTATTAACAGGTTGTGTTGCAAGTTGGGTAATAGCTAATAATATTGTAAGAAAAAAAACTGACTTTAAATCAAATGTTAAAAAGAGATTTTTACAATGTATAGAAGAAATGCCTCAACAACCACTGACTAATAGCAACATGACTTTTGGATTGGAAGATATAGAAAAAACTGATATTGGTTTTACAGCTAGATTGGTAATTCCTATCGGTTTAAGCGAAGATAACTTTATTAAAATAATTCCATTTTTAGAGAATGCTTTTTCATCTGACATAGAGTATAAAGCATATAAAATTGAATTCTTAAAAAGGAGTTGATTTTATGATACTTGAAGCAATGTTATCTGCCGCTTTAGGCGGAGCTTTATATGGATATATGCAAAGTAAAGAGAAAAAGAATGAGAAAATAAAATTGGAAAAAGATAAAATAGATCAATTAGAAAATATAAACACATGGAAAAAGTGTTTAGAGTTTGCAGATGTAAAAGGTATTAGAAATAAAATAAATGATACTTTTACTTTGGAAGACTATAAGAAAACTGATTATGGTTTTACAGCTATTACAAAAGCACCTTTAGGTTGTGATTGGATGACTTTAAGAGGTGTAGAGAGTGCCTTAGAAACAGCATTCAAAGGTACGGTAGAAATAAAAAAAGAAAAATATACAGATGAAATAAATGTAGAAGTGATAACCAGGAAACCTGAATTTAATTTTAAACCAGTTGTATTAAATTGTAATGAATGGTTAGGTGGATTTAAATCAAATAGAACCCCTTTTAGCATTTCTCTATATGAGAACCCGCATATTTTATATTCTGGTAAGACTGGTAGTGGTAAAACATTTGCAATGTTTATAAGCTTTACTAACATGCTATATAATTATAAAAATGATTTTGATGTTTATATAACTCAATTAGTTAATTCAGAAACTAAGATATTTAGTAAGTGTAACCCTTGCAAGATGGCAGCAAGTAATTTAGAAGAAGCATTGGTTGTATTAGAGAAAATAATTGGGATATGCGACAAGAGAGAAAAAGAAATAAGCAAATATGGATATGTAAGTGTAAGGCATTGGAATGAAGATAATCCAGATAGAAAGTTTAAAAGGATTATACTATTAATGGATGAATTTTCTTTCTTTAGAGTAGACGATGGGGATACGGATGAAGAAAAGAAGTTAAAAAATAAATGTGAAAGCTATTTAAAGAGAATTGCCAAAGCAGGTAGATCTATGAATATTAGCATCATTGGTGCTTTACAAAAAGCAACAGTAGAAAATATAAATTCCAGTGTACGTTCTCAAATGTGTATTGTGTCTTTAAGGCAATTTTCAGGCCAAGATAGTAAAGTAGCTATTGGAACTAGCGAAGGTGCGAGGCTTGATGACTGTGAAGCTATTATTAAAGGTGCAGGAATCTATGAAAAAGTATTTATACCAGTTATTAAAGCTAAACAACCACAACTAGAACTTGTTAAATATGATAAGAATATAATTGTTCCAAGAAAAGGTGTAGTTATAAAAGATGAGATTCAAAAGGAAGAAGAAATTAAGATTAAAGAAGCTAATATAGTAGAAATTAAAGATGCAATTAAAAAGAAACCTAGAAGAAACATCAAGGGGGCTTAAAAATGCTTAGAGAAAGAGATTACAATATTCTTAGATTTATAGAGAAGTATAATGCAATTAGTCTAAAAAATGCTTGTAGTATATTTTTTACTGGTAAATATAAAGATGAAGAGTATAGATATAGAGTTGCTGCTAGAAGATTGCAAACACTAGAGGAAAAAGGTATATTACAAAGTTATAGAAATTCATATACAGATGAAAAGATATATTATATAAAGAAGAAAATTTGTCCACATTCAATTTTTATACAGGACTTTTGGAGAAAGTTAATAAATATGGACTTTAAAGTTATAGAGTTTAATACAAATACTAGCCTTATGAATGGACAAATTAAACCAGATGCTTTTGTATTGGCAGAATATGAAGAAATAAAGGTAAATTACTTTTTAGAAGTAGACTTAAATCATTATACAGATAAATCAAAACTGGTACGCTATGAGATGTTTTATAAAAGTGAGGAGTTATCGGAACTATGCGGATATCGTAAGCCATGTTTAATTATAACTAGACCAACACATGGAAGAGATTTAAGATACACCTCTAAACTATTTGATATAGTATATACTGATCTTAAATATACCAACTTAGAAAAATTCTTATTTGAAGATTAATTTATACAGTTATTTGTACAGTAGTCTATACATTAACTTATCTATCCTCTACACATATTAAGCTTTTAAAGTAAGTAATAAAGCCAAAAGGGTTATTCATAGTAATAATAAAAATAAAGAAAGGAAAGTAGTCCCTTTTGGTTAATACATATATTTATTTATATGTCCTTATAATTCCTATAAGGTTGTGCTTCAAAACAATGGAAAAAGCTTTTGCAGATCAAAAGAAAAACACTTTCCAGTGTAAATAAATTAGCTTATTAGCTGATAAAAAAGGAGTGACTTAAATGTGGTCTAAAAAAACATATCAAATTGCTAACTATATAAGCCTTATTTTAGTATCAGGATTAAGTTTATTAACTATAATCTACTTATTAGATTTAGGCTTAATGGGTAAGCTTTTAACTTTAGTAATAGTTTCTATATTTATTAGAATAATATACTTTTATTTGATGCAAAAATTAAAAGTATGGCTAAAACCTAAAAAGAAGGTTAAAGAGCAACATATTACTAAAGTAAAAGCAGAACCAAGTTTAGATATGCAACAACAGTTTTTAATTGACCTAAAATGTCAGGCTAGTCAATTATTTAAAGTTGCTATCCAATCCCAAAAATTAAATAGAGCTGAAATTATCAGTATTAAATATTATTTAAAAAATAATATTGATGATTCAACTCTAAAAAATAAAAAATACAGTAATGAAGCACACTGTATTTATTCCTACTTAAAAAGTGAATATATAGATGAGAACACTTTAAATTGTGTAATAAAAAATATATTTATCTTTGCAAATAGGAAAACTGCTTAATCAATTTTATATTTTTATTATTACCTTTGGGTTAATTAATTATACATATAATTTTTTAACTCTCTTTTTTTATTTGACAATTGAACGTTTATTTGATTTTATATTATTAAAGTATTGTGACTTAGAATCTTATAAACTTAATATAACAAATAAAATCAGGGGCGACCATAAAGAATTATGGGACGACCATAAGAAACGACCAATATTATTGTGTAATTTAGTCCAAAATAGTATATTGTTCTATTTTAAAAAACCTTTTTAAATAGCTTATATCCTATATTAGGTAAAAAATGGTTTTGCTTAATATGGTTAAGATATATTTCCTGGGACGCCATCATGAACAATTGGCACTAATATTTAATGTATTTTATAAAACTTTAATAATAAAACTTACAAATAATGTGGAGAGAATATATAATTATTCTAAGATTTAAATTCTCAAAATGTGTTTGTAAGTTTTATTTTTAACTTAAAATAAAAAATAATTATTAAAAAAATTATTGACATAAAATTTCTAATATGGTATTATAAGCACAATAAAAGCAGTCCAGAGAGGCTGAATAAAATAACCTTTAAATTTGATCCAGAGAGGTCAATAAGGAAGTTATATAGTTGAATTATAATCGTAAAAGATTTATTTATACGTGAAAAGTCTTCCTTATCTTAGGAAGACTTTTTTTAATAAAATTATATAGCTTTTCTTCTTTAAATTAACACAGAGAGGTTAAAAAGGAGTGAAATTTTATGTTAAAAAACAAACACTTATTAGATCCATCAGATTTCACAATAGAGGAATTTGATGAAATTTTCAAATTAGCACATCAAATTATGGCAAATCCAAAAGAATATCAAAACATATGCAATGGTAAAATTCTAGCAACACTTTTCTATGAGCCAAGCACTAGAACAAGATTGTCTTTTGAATCAGCAATGCTTAGACTAGGTGGACAAGTTATAGGTTTCTCAGAACCAAATTCTTCATCAGTTTCTAAAGGAGAATCTTTAAGAGATACTATTAAAACAGTAAACTGCTATGCAGATCTTATAGCAATGAGACATCCTTTAGAAGGAGCAGCAAAAGTTGCTTCAATGTATTCAGATATCCCAGTTATAAATGCAGGAGATGGAGGGCATCAACATCCAACTCAAACATTAACAGATCTTCTTACAATAAAAGAATATAAAGGAAACCTAGAAGGAAATACAATTGCATTATGTGGAGACTTAAAATTCGGTAGAACAGTGCATTCTCTTATAAAAGCACTTTCAAGATATAAAAATAATAAATTCATCTTAATATCTCCAATAGAACTTAGAATCCCCAATTATATTAGAGAGCAAATTTTAGAAAAAAATAATATAGAATACAAAGAAATTACTAGCTTAGAAGAAGGAATTAAGGAAGCTGATATTTTATACATGACAAGAATACAAAGAGAAAGATTTGTAGATCAAAGTGAGTATGAAAGATTAAAAGATGTATATGTATTAGATGAAGCTAAAATGAAGAGTGCCAAAGAAGATATGATGGTTCTTCATCCTCTTCCAAGAGTAAATGAAATAACTTATGAAGTAGATGAAGATTCAAGAGCATTTTACTTTAAGCAAGCCAAATGCGGAATGTATGTAAGAATGGCCTTAATGGCAAAACTTTTAGGGGAGGCGTAA